GTGCGCCGATAAAGACCAGCAAGTGAGACCGTCTTTTGCACCAACGTTCAAATTGTTTTTGCATTACTCGATTAGTCCTCCGTTTGATTGTTAGTGGGCAACCATTTTATCCCCACTTGCCATATTCCCCAGATTCCCTATACTGAAGGAAACCGGAAATCGGCATCGTAACCCGCCCGAAAACCAACCTCACCAAAACTCATGCTACGAGCTCTCGCAACGTGGTTTGCGAAGTGGAAATACATTCTCAATAAGGAAACAGAAGCGGGTATGCACACCTGGAGCGCCCGCGTCTCCGAGCAGAACGCGAAAGCGACACGCGAGCTTATCGTGCAACTCAAAAAGGACGCCGACGAACTCGACGCCCGAATCAAACACGTTGCCGAGATGGAGGAGAAGGGGTTCTGGCTTTGCGAGAACGGGCATGAGAAGAACGAGGCATTCGTTCAGGAGTCCATTGATGACCCGACGCGCCGGTGCCTAGAATGCAAAGCTCCAACGAAATTCATCAAGCGCTCCGAGATGACCGGCCAGGAGCAGTACGAATCAGACAAGGAACGCAAAGACGTAGAGAAACTCCTCGCCGGGCGTCGCCAGGAGATCACAGACAAGGAAACCGAGGCCGGTCAGCAGGACGCGACGGCAAAATACTTCCGCACCCAGGCCGAATCGAGCAGAAGGCTTGCGGACAGCATTCGGAACCTTTAATTACTTTTCCTGCTCAAGAGCTGCTGTAAATGCATATCCCAGGAATAAGCCAATCGGATAGCAATATACTTCTTTGGGAAGCGGCTCGCCTTTTCCCGCCACCGCTTGGAAGATCGCAATCACACCCGCTCCCATCATCACCGAAAGGAGTGAACCCAACGCCTTCACGTCAATCGTCTTGAGCTGTCTAAACGTCACGCGGACCATGCTCCCGACCAAAAGGCCGAGACATCCGCTGCCGAGAAGCACAAATATCGCCATTACATTTCCCTCAGAATGATTGAGAAATATACCATCAAATTCGGCCCGGCCGTGAGCCAGAAGGAGCTAGAGAAAGCTTTGCATGAATCCGGCGAAACCCCCGACCACACCAAGCTTACTAAGATGAAGGCGCGGATTGAGGTTGTTGCGGATTTTGAGGACTTGAAGAAGATTCGGGATTTTCTAAAACAACTTTCAGCTTCAAAAGCTCCATCCCCTTAGCGCGGTTCTCCAAACCTCGTGCTATCACGTATGCAGAACCGGCCAGCGTGCTCCACCTCGCCAAATCAAGCTTATGCGGCGTTAGCGTCCCCGCGACGAAGACGGCTGACAGAACACCCACGCCTATCTCCACCATCCCGTACCATTTCTGATTCTTGCGTTTGAACCAATATGCTGTAATTCCAGCAATAGCAACGAAGCCTGCGATGAGTAGTTGTGTTACCTGCAGTCCAAGCTCGCTCAGAAGCCAATCGAACACTCTCGTCAGACCTTGCCTCACTGGACCCCCTCCTGGCAGGGCAGAAAGGCTAAGCAGAAATAAGGCCACGGACTCAGCCACCGTTTGCGCGAACGCCCTTTTCTTCGTCTCAGCTTCGGTCTCGCCTTGTTTTACGATGTACACGTTTAACCTCCTCTGTTCTCGTCGTGATTGCGCTTTTGCCCATAGATGGCATGATTATAAAAACCGACACCTGCCAACATTTTCATGCCAAGCATTGCCAAAGAACAGAAACAATATTACAAGTCCCGTATCCGGAGCATCATTGCTCAGCATCCACAGATCACCCAAGTCGCCCTACGAGAACGTCTCAAGGATAATGGACTGGCGTTAGACCGTTGGTACGTAGCAACGCTTTTGAAAGAGATTCAAGTAGAGCGCGTAAAGCGTCTGGAAACCCTCACTCTCAACTACGCACTCTCCGCCTTCCAGGACACAATGATGGAAATCTCCGCCGTCGCGTGGGAAATAGCGAACGACGAATTCGCCCGGAAACAGGACCGCGTCATGGCATTGCGTGAGATCCGCGAGGCGCACAAGGATATGTTCGAGAAACTCTTCGACGCCGGCGTCTTCGAGCGCAAGCTCGGCACGCTAGACGCGACCATCCGCAATACGCCGCTTCCCGCCGAACGCAAGCAGGCGATCCGCGCCGTGTTCGAAAACTGGGGCTTATTGCCCCCTCCAAAGGAGGATGCAGGAACAGCCCAACCAACTACAGAAGCCGCCGCCTGAGTCGTTTTTCGAGACGTACGAGGCACGCCGTGAGAGCTCCCGCACGCTCCTCGGCTTTTCGCTGGTCTACCTTAGCGGCTATTTCACCGACCCGCCTGCCACCTTCCATCCACAGCTTGTCCACGCCCTCGAAGACGAAGCCCTCAAGCGCCTCCTCATCATTGGCTTCCGCGGGTCCGGCAAATCCACGTTCGGCTCGCTCGCTCTTCCCCTGTGGGCCGCACTTGAACATCCAGAGAAATTTCCCTTCATCATCCTCGTCTCCGACTCCACCCGCCAGGCGACGCTCAACATCAGCGCCCTCAAGTACGAGCTCGAAAACAACCTGCTTATCAAGCAGGACTACGGCGAGATCAAGGGGAACGTCATTGAGGACTTCACGCTCCAGGGCGACGGCGAGGAGTGGCAGAAGCAAAACATCGTGCTTTCGAACGGCGTCCGCATCCTTGCGCGATCGCGTGGCCAGAAAGTGCGCGGCCTGCGCCATCTCCAATACCGGCCGAAGCTCGTCATCGTTGACGACCCGGAAGACGGCGAATGGGTACGGACCAAAGAGAACCGAGACAAGACCGATAGGTGGCTCCATTCCGAGGTCATGCCGGGCATGGACGCCCGGAAAGGAAAGCTTGTCGTCATCGGCAATCTGCTCCACATGGATGCCCTGCTTTCCCGGTTAAAAACGCCGGGGAGCGGATTCAAGGTCCTCGAATTCCCGCTCATCGATAGCAAGGGCATTTGCACGTGGCCCGCGATGTACCCAACCGAACAAGCGCTCAAGGACAAAGAACGCGACATGGGCGCCATCGCCTGGCAGCGGGAAATGCTTTTGAAGATTGTGGCGGACGAAGGCCAGATCATCACGCCTGAGGACATCCACTATTACGACGAGAAGCCAAAATCAACGGCGGCGATAAAGGGACACGGCATCGATCTTGCAATCAGCCAAAAAGAGGATGCCGACTACACGACGATCGTGAGCGGCGACGTGTTCTACGTTGAAGACAAACCGCCGTACAACGCCGGCGATTCGCCCAAGATTTTCATAAAGCCAAATCCCTACTGCGAGCACGTTACGTTCCACGACTTCCTGAAGAAAGTGCGGTCCATACCGGGCGAATCCGGCGGCGCAAATATCTTTTTCGTGGAGGACGTGGCATACCAGAAAGCGGCGATCCAGGAGATGGAACGCGCGATGCTTCCCGTCGTGCCGATGAAGCCGACGACGGACAAGCGCAGCCGGTTGCAGGTTGTAGCCCCGTACATCAAGAATGGCACGGTTCTATTCCCACGAAGCGGATGCGAAGAGTTGCTAGGGCAGATATTTAATCTCGGCGTCGAATCGCACGATGACCTAAATGATGGTTTGGTTTGGCTCATTCAGGGGCTCGTGAACCAGGGCTTGGAGCTGCCGAAGATTCACTGGATTGAGGCTTAGCGAGCCATGATATATTAGGGAAAGCAAGCTCAGGAATTCCTAGCTCGTATCGAATGGCTATCAGCGTCTTATATCTCAAAATATCAATTTCCGTCCATAAATCCTCCCGCGTCTTTATGTAGTTCTCATCGCCCACGGTGTGACGGATGATCAGATCAACAAGTGTTTCAGCTACAGAGGCATAATGATACATAATGTTGGTCGTTTCTCGTCGGCACATCAACTCAGCAAGCGCCGCATACGCACGCAGTTCTTCGATTACTCCATTAAATGTTTCAATACCTGCGGCCCGGGACTCATCTCGCGCCTTCTTTTCTTCCTCGGCCACTTCTCCATCTGAGTAATGACGTTGTAAAAACTCGACACCGCCCCTCGCTTTTATTCCTTGTTTCGTACACTCAAATAACACGTCTCGTTTTGCTTCCCACTGCCTTTGTCGTGCCCATACGTCGTCATTGATTTTCGCCTCGATTGCTTTCGTCGCTTCTGTCGTTTCCCGCGTTTGTCTCAAGACCTCGGTGAATCCGGCAGCAATGGCCTTATCTTCACCGCGTCTTTTGAAGTACGCACCGTAATACGCCGCAATCGCGGAACCAGCTATTGTCAGAAGACTTGGAATCGCTGGTGACATTTTTCACCTCACTCATCTATAAAGTCCATAGGCGACCGTTCTGCCGGATCATTTTATACACAATAGCTTTTTCCCGTAGATTTCCTATAGTTAAGGCAATGGAAGCTCCCGTCCACACCCTTGAAGTCCGTCGCGTTCCCTCATCAGCCGACCTCATGCAAGCCGGGGATTATTGCTATATCGAAAAGCGCGCGCCGATCAGGAAGTTCGAGCCGGTTGCGGATGAAGCCCCGCGGGGCTTCATCCGCAAATTGATTTCGTATCTCGGCGGCAAAAAGCAAAGCTTCAAAGAAGTGATCGAGATCGTGTGGCCGGATTACGATGCCATCGTCCTCATGTGCCCGCACTGCAACCAGCCGATCGGTACCACGAAGGAACATCACATCGTAAGCACAGACCCGCTCACAATCAAACAGCCGCTTGCGTGCGCCTATTCCCGCCCGACACCTACGGCGTCGCCTCTGATTGCGTTTCGAATAAACGACGGAAAGGTCACGCCACTTTGGAATAGATAAGTCCGCACGAAGTAAATGCCTTCACCCTCCCTCAACGCCAATAACAAGCCAAGCTGGATAGCACGCCGGTTGCGCGGCATTGCAGCAAGTGTCTTTCCCGAACTCCACGAACAGGAGCAGGGCGGCCCGGCAATGTCTCGCTACGGCGTCGTGCGGACCGTAAAGACCAAATCTGGCGCGTCACAATTCGGGGAGATCAGCGGTGGCAACCAGTTCATCATCGAGCGCCCTTCGGGAACGAACCCCATCGACGCCGCACGAGCGATCGAGAACAACAAGGGCTTCGTCTATGCGGCCGTGAACGCTAAGGCCCGCGAGGTGATGGCGATCGACTGGCGTCTCTTCGAAGTGGATGGCGACGACCACGAGGAGAAGAAAGACCACGATATCCTCGACTTACTAGACGCGCCGAACGACAGCATGAACGGGTTGAAGCTGAAGTATCTGATCTCAGCAGTACTCGACCTCACCGGCAATGCATTCGTCTATCTCGAAGGCGTGAAGAACGAGCTCGATAAACCGAAGGCACTCCACCTCATGCCCGCCGACAAGGTGCATCCCGTGATCGACCGACGCTCCTGGCCGTACCAGCTCTTGGGCTATTCCATGCGGCTCGAAACGAAAGAATATGTCTTCAAGCCCTACGAGGTCATCCACTTCGATCTCCCTAATGCGGCTGACTATTTCAACGGCTACAGCCCGGTCATGGCCGGAGCGGAATACATCGATAACGACACCTACGCGATGGAATTCAACCGCAAGTTTTTCATAAACGGTGCGCGGCCCTCCATGTGGCTCACGACCGACTTCGTTGCCGAGACGCAGCTTGAAGCCCTGAAGATCGGCTTCACGGACGTTCACGGCGGCATCGATAACATGAACCGCATCGGCGTTCTTCCGAAGGGAGTGAAGCCGGAAGTCGTAGGCACTTCGCCTAAGGACATGGATTTCAAGAATATGTCCGAGGACATGCGCGACCGCATCCTCGCCATGTTCGGCGTCTCCCGCACGATCTTGGGAACAGCGGAATCGGACACGAACCGCGCGACAGCCGAAACCGCCGACTACGTCTTTTCGAAGCGCGTCGTGAAGCCGCACATGATGCTCATCTGCGCCGTGCTGAACGACCGCCTTGTGCCGCGCTATGGCGATGACTTGTATATCAGCTTCATCGATCCGGTGCCCGAGGACAAGGCGTTCCGCGTGCAGGAGATGCAGGCGGCGATGGGCAACCAGCCGCTCCTCACGGCGAATGAAGGCCGCGAATCGTACCTTGGCCGCGGGCCTGTGGAAGGCGGCGATACGCTCATGGCCCCGACCATGATGGCCCCGATCGGCACGTCAGGGGGAAACGCCGACCCCGCGCCGCAGCCGGAGAACGACCCGAACGCGAAAGGTTTTGACCGGCGCATCGCGTACCGCCCGCCCAGGACGAAACTCCAAAAGCTCGCCAAGAAGCGCGTCGCCATGCGCGAGAGCCTCACCGAGAAGATTAAGGCAGAGCTTGCGAAGCGCCTCGATTTTCCGACGAAGAAATTTGTTTCGACGAAAGAGCAGGACGAAACGAAGTGGAAGGAGTTCAGCGACTACGTCCATGCGGCCGAGAAGGACATCGCCGCTGCAATGCGGAAAATCAACGCCGAGCAGAAGGTAGAAGTACTCAAGAACCTTCCTCACGCGATCGAGAAGGGAATCGACCCGACCGACCTCTTCGACATCCAGAAGTGGATCTCGATTACAACCGACGCCTTGAGTCCGATCATGGACACGCTTTTCGAGCACGAGGCACTGGCCGCAGCCGCCGATGTCGGGAAGCCCGAACTCAACCCATTCAACGACACCACCCGCGCAGCCGTGAAGCGCTCCGTGCAGATGATGTCCGAGAGCTACCAGCAGACGACGCTGAACGTCTTGGAAGTCAAGATCAACGATGGCCTCCAAGCCGGTGCGCCCCTCGCCGATATAACGAAAAGCGTTGAAGAAATCTACGAGTGGAGCGACGAAAGCCGCGCGGCGATGGTCGCAAAGACCGAATCGTTCAGGACTGCGAACAGTGCGTTAAAGACCGCCTGGCAACAGTCCGGCGTCGTAAAGACCGTGCGCTGGTACACCGCGAATAATCCGTGCACGTTCTGCCAAGCAATGGCTGGGAAAACGATTTCCGTTGACGATGTGTTTTTCAAGAATGGAGATTCACTCACCGTTGGCGAGGGTGACGACGCGCAAACGATGTCTTTGGACTACGGCGACGTAGGTTTTCCACCCCTTCATCCAAATTGTCAATGCATGATTCGCCCCGAAGACATAGCCATTTAAACCCGAATGACTGACGCCCTCGCAATTAAATATCAGTGGCGCGGTCACACTATCCGGTTGAAACGGGTCCATATTGCATGTGCCTATTGTGGTGCCGACTTGCTGCGTAGCACCACTCGCGCAAAACGCAAATGTTTCTGCAATAACGCGGAGGCCCTTCGATACCGATATGAGAATGGGTTGATAGATCCGAACGCCATCGTGAAAGCTGCTCATGGAGCAATGGCGGCAATTCAATGGCGTCGTGGCGTTCCTAACCCGAAGGTGCGCGGCGAGAATAACCCTGCCAAGCGACCTGCATCTCGTGCAAAGATCAGCGCCGCAAAGCTTGAACACAACTGGATGCGTGGCAGAACCGGAAAACTACATCACGGTTACATGGGAGGCAAGATTTGGTGGCGAGGCAAGGATTGGGATGCTATTAAACTTCGTGTTCGCCAACGCGACGGATTTATGTGCGTGAAATGCGATATGCCCGAATGGGAACACATCGAGCGATTTAGCCAGCCCCTCCACGTTGACCACATCATCATGTATCGAATTTCGCACGATAATTCCATGCAAAACCTGCAAACTCTTTGTGTCTATCATCACGCTGAAAAGATTCCGGAAGAGAAAACCCTCATGGCCGAAGTAATTCAAATTCTCGCCTCCTGACTTATCCACAATGTCGCAAATTCCGTTTACTGCTTATTGTTAAATCAAATGTCTCTCGACGCCGTAGCCAACTTCATCAAACTGACCGTTTCAATCGGCTACGGTTCTTCTGATACCTCGATCATCGTCACGTCCGGGGCGTCGTCCCTGCCCGCCACGCCGTTCAACATGACATATTGGAATGCGACGGATTGGCCCGATCCGTCCGACGACCCGAACGTGGAGATCATCCGCGTCACCGGTATTTCCGGGAACACGCTCACCGTACTTCGTGCGCAGGAAGGCACGACAGCCTCGCCTAAAAACGTGCCTGGCAAGACCTATCGCCTCATGCTCGGCATCACCGCGAAAACAATCAACGACTTTAGCGCGAACCTCCAGAGGCCGTGGCGCTATGTGAACGTGAACGGCACGATCGACGGAAGCAACACGACATTCACGCTCGCCGGCAGCATCACGCCCTTCGATTCGAACTCGGTACAAATCACGCTTGCACGCCAACCGCAAATTCAGGGGATTGACTATACGATTTCAGGCACTACGATAACTTATATAGTCCCCCCGCCGGAAGAGTTAGCCGGCCAACCCCACGTCGCGCAATACCAGTAATGAAAAAACTTCTTTATCTCATCTGCTCTCTATTTGCTCTCGCCACCGTCGGGCAAGTTTTGACAGTCGCAGCGGCTCCTACGCCGACCGGGCTTGGCGGGCTTGGAACATCGACCGTACCGGCAGCCGGACAAATCCCCATCGGAATAGGCCCCAGCTCCTATGCCCCGGCGTATCTCTTGTGTACTGGCAATTGCTCAGTCGCAACGTCGAGCGGTTCAATCACAATCACGGTCCTGAACACCGGCAACTGGTCTGGAACGTGGCAGGGCATTAACACGACCACGTTTTATCTCGCCTCGAATCCGACCAATTTCACGACAACGACGATCGCGTCGGTCTTGCAATCGCTCTCCGGGACGAACCCGATAACTTACAATTCCTCGACCGGCGTCATAGGCTGGACGAATTCCAACGGCTACGTGACGCTCGCCTCGCTTTCCGCTTCATCGCCGCTCTCATACAACAACTCAACCGGGCAGTTTTCATGCCCTTCGTGCGTGACGCTCGTTCCGACTTCGACGATCACGATAAACGGCATCAGCACATCGACCTTCAACTTCGCAGCGGGAGGCACCGGCCTTACCGTGGCATCGTCAGGGAATTCGATAACGTACACCTGGACGAATCCCGGCTACATTACCTCAGCCCCCGCGACCTCGACCATCGCCGTGGGCGCGCTCACTTTTACCAATCCTTTTGTTTTTGCGACAAGCACCCGCGCGGGTGGATGGGACATCGTGAGTTCGACCGGGAAAATCACTTTCATCATCCCTCCTCCGAACGACCAATACTTCGCGCCTTCCACAACGATTCCCACGAACAACAACCAGCTCACGAACGGGTCCGGCTACATCACGAATGCGTCGGTCACCGCAGTAAGCCCGATTCTTTGGTCTACGACGAGCACGATTTCCTGCCCGACCTGCATCGCGACGAACACCGGCAATTGGCAAGGGACGTTCCAGAACAAGAACGCCTCGGACTTCCTGGCCTCAAACACAAACCTCGCACCTTCAACTACGATCCCGACTTCGTATGTTTCTGCCTTCAACGGAGCCACGGGAACAGTAACGGGTGTTGGTTCCCTTAACAGCTCGACCGGAACACTGACCATCGCCGCTGCAAATACCGCGACAGTGTCAACGACAGTGTCAACTTCGGGCGGAACGATCACCGTAAGCTCGACGATTCCTCAGTCTGTGGCGACGACGGCATCACCCACTTTTGCCGGAGTGACTATCAATGGGGGATCTACCGCGAACACCTACACTGCGAATAGCACGTCAACCTCATGGCTTTACGTCTTTAACGGCAATATAAATATTCCAGCTCCCGCAACGCTTGCGGGCGGCATAACGTGCGGCTCGACCACGGGCGTGACCGCACTCGATACCTGTGTGAACGATTGGTATACCTTCTTGAACGGCGTCGCGAGTTCTTCGAACGTCTATCTCTCCAAGGGCCTTTACACGATAAGCGACCCCACTGGTTTTGTTTGGACGACAAGCGGTGAACGTATGTCGCTCTATGGCGTAGGCGGCCAAGGAACGCAAATCAATGACACGGCGACAACGGGAACGGTCGGCACTATCACATGGGGAACGGGAACGGCGGCAGGTGCCACCATCCAGGGCATCGCTTGGTACGGGGCGAATACCACCAATACCAACGTTTCGAGCACGGGCAATATCGGTTGGGTAGTGAACTCCCCATACGTGACGTTCCGCGACAACTGGTGGTCGCAAGGCAGTATCCAGCTTTACTTCAATACGAATACCTATCTTGACACGCTTGATAATAATTACTTCAGCTACGCGGGATATGCCGAAGTCTACGCCCCAAACAGCTCGAATTCCGGCGAGAGTAATACGTTTACGAACAACGTCTTTGCGACGCTTGGAAATTCGACGACGACCCATTGCGTGTATCTCAATACCGAAAGCACGAACATAAGCGGCAAATCCCGCGATGCGTGTCAGCTCGAAGTGGGCAGCTTGGCACATGTCTCCGATAGCGGCGTCCACAATGAAAGCGTCAGCGCGAATTCAATTTACGGGGCTGAAATACCAATCAAAGTTGATGCCGGCGGCGTTTTCACGGCGGTAAACGACGACTTCCAAAATGACGGCGTCGGAGGAAGTTCAACGCCGGAATTCGTCTTGAACAATGGTGGCGCCGTTCATTCCCAGGGAGCGACTCTGTGGGCTAATCCGTCTTCGACCGCTTCATTCATCGTGAATACGAACGGCGGCATATCGGATGAACAAGGAACTGATATAACGAACAGTCCAGGAACGGTCACCCAGCTCTTTAACGTGCCAGTTGGAGCAGCTCCTTACGTGAGTGCATCGGGTTCGGTTGCCTACGACACGAACCACAACTTGCTTTGCGCTGGAGACGGTCTTACCTCTGGCTGCATACCCGAAGTGATTTTCTCGAAGGCGAACAACGCGACAGCAGATCAGCTCGTTCCCGGAACACGCGGCACGATTGAAGATTACTTCACGACGAGCACCACGATTCCGGCGAACTTCTGGATAGCAAATAAGACGCTCGTATTCACAGTCGCCATCCAAAATATCGCGACGACTACCCAGCCGAACCACACGATCCGTGTCGAAATAAAGCAAGGCTCAGGAGCGACGACGACAATCTTCTCTTCACATGCGGCAGTCTTGTGCGCAGTCGGTGGCACCACGTGCGGCCAAGGATTCCAACTCTACATGACGGCACTCACCGCTCCGTCAGCTAATGCGAGCATCACCGTTGCCTGTCCGACGTGCGAGGGCGGCAGCTCTGGTGCTATGAACCTGATTCAGAACAGCACCGCCCAGCCCATCTCGGCTCCCACAAACGCCGCACTTACTATCGTTGTTTCAGACCAGGTGACGACCGCGAACGATTCGTCGTCACTCATCTATGAGGGGCTACAGGACAACAATTAAAACCAAAATGTATGGCTTCTCAGGCTTCGCAACTAACACCTACGCATCCCATCGTCTTCCTGCCATTTTCGGCCCTGATATTTCGCTCCTCATGACCATCCTCCAGCTCCCGCCCGCGTCGAACATTGTCCAGCCGAAAGTCGTCATCCAGAACGACTACGGGTATTCAATCCCCTTCACCCTTCTCGACTGCAACGGGAATCCCGTGGATCTGACGGACGGCTCGCTTACCTTCAACATTCAGTCAGCGCAGGACCCGACCGACGAACTGCTCACGCTTACCGGCTTCATGGTGATCGACGACGCGGCAGCCGGAATCTGCCATTACGAAGTAGCGGCAGGTGATCTTCCGAATCCGGGAACGTTCCTCACGATGGTCGTGGCCTCATGGGCCGGAAGCGAAACAGTGAGCTGGATCGGACCGCAGATCATCGTGAAACCGAGCCTGCCGCAATCCATGAATTGAGTTATACACAGGTTGCCAACAAAAAGTGCGATGCTAGAGTTAAGGCATATAAACCAAATCCCCTAAAACTAAAATGAAAGAATATCTGAAAGTAGGTGCGGTCATCCTCGTAGCGGCATTCGTCGGAGCAGTCGGCGCGATCAAACTCTCAGCCACTCCTCAGCTCGCCGGAGACTTTCCCGGCGGCATACTCCCGACTCAGCTTGTGACCGGAAATGATGCGGCAGGATACGCGTATCCCGTAGGAAGCTTGGCATGGGGTGCGCCGAACGGCCTCTACATCGGCGGCCTGGCGGCGGCAAACGAGCTTACGGCGTTCAACACGGCGGTAACGAACTATCCGGTTTCGTCGAACGTCAACCTCGGCTCAATCACGGCTGCCACATCGACAACGAGCACGGTTGTCGCATTTTCAGCTTCCGGCTTTTCAGTCGGCGATGCGTGCGAAGTCTCCTACAACGGCACGACAAGCACGAGCCCGTTTGGTGCAGATTCGTTCATCACAGCAGTGAACGGCAGCAGCGTATCAGCAACCGTCACGTTCTGGAATGGTGCAACGTCCCTCGTCACATTGACCCCGACGAGTTCCGCAACAGGCGTATCGAGCACACTCAAAGTCACCTGTTTCCACACCGGCGTCTAAAGTCCTCTTCACTCCCCCGGAGGCAATGAACGAACCACTTAAACAATTTTCTGAGCAACTAGCTGCCGAACTCAAGGCGAAATTAGCATCCTCCGAAACCGCAGAATTCGTTAAGCAAACAAAAGCTTCCGGCGACGACCGGAGCTTTGAAGTTGTAATGAGCACGTCAGATGAGGACCGCCAGGGCGACGAGCTCGACCAATCGAAGTGGGACCTCAAGTATTTCAATATGAACCCGGTGGTCTTATGGGCGCATAACTATTCGAGCTTCCCGATCGGCGCGATCGAGGACATCAAGGCCGAAGGCAATGAGACCATCGCAACTGGCAAGTTCGCTCCCGCAGGCCTGAACCCCGAATCAGACCTCGCTTGCTCCCTATACCAGGAGAAAATCCTCCGCGCCGTTTCGCCGGGCTACATCCAGAATGACGACGGCACCCGTGAACTTTTGGAAGTGAGCTTCTGCCCCGTGCCGGCAGGCCGCTATGCGCTCTCACTCCGCCAGGTCGGACGCTTAGGCGTCTCGACTCAGGATCTCGTGACCAAAGGATTCTTTTACGAAGAGAAGAAAAACAAATCACCGCAAGTCGGCGATGCCTGCCAGCTCGATGATGGAACTCCCGGAGTGCTGGCCGAGGACGACAAGAATCCCGGCGACCTCGTGTGCGTGCCCGAGCGAAACAAATCCCAAGAAACATCAATGAAAACCGAACTAGAAAAAACCTTCAAAGCAGAACACGAACGGCACGGTGAGGCGGTCGGGAAGGCGATCGACGAGTTCGGCGAGAAGTGTCTCAAAGGCGAGAAGGCAGAAGGTCATCTCGACAAGGCCATCGAGGAATACACGAAGGCGATGGACGGCGAGCAAGAAGGCCATCTCGAAAAGTGCATGAAGGCGATTGATGACAATTATGAGCTTCAGGACCAGACCCCGAAAAAGTCCATTGACGAATTCAAGTCTGAGGTGACTGACGAGCATCTGAAGCACGTCAAGGCGTGCGACAAGGCCATCGAGGAGTTCAAGGCTGAACCTGGATATTCGGACGACGAGAAAAAGAAGGCCATCGAGGCGTTCACCAAATCGATGGGCGGCGAGCTATCGCGCCATGAAGAAGCCCACGCAAAGCTCTTGAAAGACGAAATGGGCGAAGGGGATAAAGACGAAAAAGCTCTCGCGGAAGAGATCGTCAAATCCGGCCGCGCCATCTCGGCAAAGAACAAGGGCAAAATCGAATCAGTTATCAAGGCGCTCGAAGACCATCATCAAGCACTCACGTCCGAGCATGAGAAATCCACTAACACTGTAATCGCGGCCCTAAAAGAGCTTATTGCTCCGCAGGGCGACGAAGGGGAGGAACCTTCGAAAGAGCCCGAGGACGACGAGTCCAAAGGCGAGGAGGCCCCGAACTCAAGGTCGAGCACCTCAGGAGCAGGCGCGAAGGATATGACCGAATTGGAGGCGTATCTCTTCGTCCAGCGGCTCGTGAGGCAGGTCAAAACTGCCTCCGAAGGTGCTCTTCGCCAGATCAACGAGAAAGTGAAGAAACACCGCACGGAACGCAGCTAGACCATCCCACCAAAAAAAATCAGTGGATAAAGATGCAATTTTGAAGGCGGTAGAAGATACCGTCTCCAAAGGTTTCAACGACTTTATGGAGAAATCCCTCGTCCCCACGATGGAGGAGATTTCCATAAAGAACTCACGTCAGATCGTCGAAGCGATGCTCGTGGAACGCGCCGTAAAAGGCGGCGACATCACGGGCCTCACAAGCGACCAGAAGAAGGACTTCGCGGCGCAGGTCATCTCGGCCTACAAGGGCCATGAGACGAAGGCCGTTCGCGTCACGAAAGCCAACGAAGCGCTCATCGAAGAGCAGGACAACCGTGGCGGCTATCTGGTCCAACCGGAAGTCGCGGCGGCGATCCTTCGCATCGCGGCTTCAGTCGGCACCGTTATGCGCCAGGCGCAGAAGTGGCCGATGAAGACCGACGAACTCGGCATCCCGAATTACACGGGTGCCTTCCTCACGGGTTCGTATGTAGGCGTGGACATCGTAGGCTCGGTTACGGGCCTCACGTTCGGCCAGGCAGTCCTCATCGCCCGGAAGTGGCAGCTCGCCTTCACCGTTGGCAACGACCTTTTGGCCGATGCCTCCGTGCAGCTTGGCGAATGGCTTCTTTCGATGGCAGGCGAGGCGCTTGCGAACATGATCGACCAGCAGGGCTTTGTGGGCGGTACCTCGGGCAACCCCGGACCGTTCCAGGGCATTCTGCAGGTCACCGGCACGAACGCCTACACGCTCGCAACCGGCGGCACGAACTACAGCAAGTTCGACCCCGTCGTCGATGCTTCGAATGTCGTAGCGCAGATCGAGGAATCAGTCCTCGACGGCTCCGCATGGTACATGCACCGCACCGTTTGGGCCGCTATTGCCCAGAAGGAAGCGTCTACGTCGGGATTGCCGTTCTTGTTCTTCGGAGCATTTGCGGCGAACCAGTCGGGCCTTGAAAAAGACCCGCTTGGCGGCCCGATCCGTTCGGCAGGCAACATGATGGGCTTCCCGGTTTATACGAACCGATGGCTCCCGTCATACGTTGTCGGCACCACGAACGCTTCAACCGCGTTCATGATCTTCGGCAATATGAAAGCTCTGGCGTTCGGCGACAAAGGCGACATGCGAATAGGCAACTTCCAATCTGGTACCTGGGGAGGCAAGGAATTGTCCCTCTCGGATCAGAGCGGTATCGTCTACAAGCACCGTCACGCCCTCGTTGTCGTGCTTCCCAAAGCGTTCTGCGTCGTTTCGACCTCAGCTTCGTAGTCACGTCTCATTTTTCCCGGCTCGTGCCCATTCCTAACGCGGGCCGGGAGGGATGAACATAAACCGCCCGTCGAATAGAGGCATAGTCGCATAGCAGTCCGCTCTATTCGTCCCTTCCGATTAAAGTCGAAGGAAGGCAGGGGCCAATCAATCTCTCACATGCGTGGAAGTATTTATGATGATGTCAAAATCATCGGAGGCGTAAGCCTCGCAGCGCAGTCGTTCGCCGGCTCCTCAGCCGTGGACGGCTCCTCGGTCAACACGTCGGGTTATACCGATGCTGTGATCCGCGCCTACGGCGCGGAAGCATCGGGATCGCCATCGGCCGCAACGCTTGTTGTGACGCTCCAGGAAGCGTCCGACAACGCAACGTGGTCCAATGCGCTCGACAATACCGGCACCGTGATTGGGTTCACGCTCAACTGCGAAGCCGCAGCAGCGGAGAACATCGCCCGCATCGAAGGCCTCAACCTTAATCGGAAGCAGTACCTTCGGGCGGTCATCACTCCGGCATTCACTGGCGGCACGTCACCCGCGATTCTCGGCTTTGCCGAAATCATCATGGGCGGACCTGCTCAACAGTTGCCGACCGACTCGACCGTTTCGAACACATAGTTCGAACCTTCGTCCCGTGGCTCTTCCGGTGAGGTAAGAGCCACGAAGCGAGGGCCACTCCTCGACGTAATGCCAACCCAACAGGAAAAAGTCAGCCCCTATGCTTTGACAACCCTCGCCCGAGTGAAGGACCGGCTTTCGATTGCGATCAGCGACTCTGATGCGGTGCTCACGCGCGTGATAAACGGCGCAACCGACCTCATCGAGCGCGAGTGCGGCAAAAGCGGGTTGGAGCGATTCCCGAACGACGGCCACTTCGTTCAGAAGACCTACACAAACGAGGTCTACAGCATCCGAGGCTCGAAGCAAATCTTTCTCGTCTTGCGGAACGCACCCGTGACCTACCTCATCGTGTCCGGCAACCTCACAGCGGGCTCGGCGGTGGTCGCGGGAGTGACACCGAACGTCGGCATCGTGCCGAACATGCCGCTCTATGCGATTCAAGGCCTGTTCCCGGCGGGCACAACCGTGCTTTCCGCAGAAGGAAATGAAGTCACGATGAGCCAGCCGGCCCAGGTCACGCAGACCGGCGCCGTATTCGAAGTCTCCGGCCTCATCAGCTTCCAGTGGCGCGCCGGCACTCCGGACGCCCCGAGCTGGACGAGCTTCTTTGCACCGCAATACGAGCTCGAAGCGCAGGGCTATTCGGGTATTGTGCGCGTGTACGGCCCCATTCCGCGCGTATACAGCAACATGGTCCGCGCGACCTACCAGGCGGGCTTTTCCGTCGATTGGCAGAACGCCGGCAACGGCACCACGCACCAGCTCCCCGCCGACCTCACGAATCTTTGCGAAGACATCGTCGAGAGGATCTTCATTCGCCGCCGCCTCGCAGGGAAGAGCAGCGAGTCGTTGCAAGGTGCAACAACCTCGTGGCGCAATGAGCTTGATGCCATCGATCTTCGCGTGATCGAAAACTATCGCCGTGTCGGCATAACTTTTTAACCCGATGTCTGTCTCACAATTCCAAGTCCAAATCCCAAACCTCCCAGCTCTCCAGGAAGCGCTTGCAAGCTATCCTGCAATCGCGGCTCCGATCGTTCAAAAAGCGATCATCGCTGCGCAAGCCATACTCGCGAAATTCACAAACGCGAGCACGGTGCCGGTTCGCACGGGCTACCTCGTTCAGAATTGGGGCTTTGATATCGGCAACCTGCAAGCCCGCTGGTATCCGAAAGCGAGCTATGCTCCCTATGTCGAGTTCGGGACGAGACCCCACATCATTAAAGCCGTGAATGCGAAAGTCCTTGCCAATAAGGCTACGGGTGATTTCTTCGGGCCGATCGTCCATCATCCTGGAACGAAGGCCAACCCGTTTCTCGAAAGGATTATCTCGGCCGCGCAACCGGACATAACCGAAATGTTTGTACAGGCGCTCCAGCAAATAACCGGCGCAATCGCCACCCAATCAAATGCCTAGCACCCCCGCTCAACAGATGAAGAATGCCATCCTCAAAGACTTGCAGACGCTCGTAACGTCAGGTGTTTTGAATTCGGCATTTGCCGACGAGCTTTCAAAAGTGAATCCGCTCGACCGCACGTGGCCGGGATACCCCTCCGCTGTCGTCATCCCGCCCGTTGTTTCCGACACGAGCTTCGAAGACACGGCGACGAATCTCCGGGAATACACGTGGTACATCATGGTCGTTACGACGCCGGACAATATTCCATCAAACGACCCGACCTACATCGAAGGGCTTGTCGATAACGTGTGCGCGGTATTTGACGGTGATGCGACGCTTCAAGGAACGGCGAACGGCGCGGTTTACCCCACCATCATTGAGCCGCCGGGGCCTGTGAATAGCGGCTCTACCACTTACGTAGTTTTTTACTTACAATTTAAGAGTCGAGTTCTTGTGCCCGCAGGCATTCAATAAAACTAATCCCACCACATCTTTGGATATACCCGAAAAAGTTAACAAAATTATTGACAGCTCGGAAGCTCAGAACAAAGCGGCCGATTCGCCTACCTCCCTCAAAGCCGTATCCTCGCTTATCAACGAGTATTTCTTCCCCGGCGGCGGCATCTGGAAACCGATGTCGATCAAAGCTCCCAGCCGCGAGCAGGCTGAAGAGATCCACAAAGCTAAACGCGAGCCGATCACCTCGGCAGAACCTGAAAAGGTCGAAGAATCAGAAACCAACAATCAGTAACTATGAGTAAAGGAATCGGGCGACTATTCGCCCTAGGATTGGCAAAAGAATCAACGCGCGGCACGGCAATATCAGCCGCAACCTATTGGCTTCCCTTCGACGACCTCACATTCGACGAAAAGTTCGATAACGTCGTTGCGGACCAGGCTGTTGGCGTGATCGAGAACTCCATCAACGAGTATCGGGTAAAGAACTACGCGGACGGCTCATTCAAGGTGCCGATGGTGGACCAGAGCACCGGGTTGCTTTTCCTCTCGATGCTCGGTACTCAGGCAGTATCAACTGTGGCGACCGGCGTGTACGCCCACACCTTCACCGTGGGCGAGACCGCGCAACATCCGTCGCTCACGCTCTTCATTCACGACCCGCTCTCTGGCACAGACTACTCGCACGCGAATGGCGTCATCCACAAAATGGAGATCGATGCCGAGCTTAAGAAGTTCGTCCAGCTCTCGTGTTCCGCCCGCGCCCAAAAAGGCGTGTCGCAATCGAGCTTCAGCCCTTCCATCTTGGCAGAGAACCGCTTTATCCCGCAGTACATGAGCTTCAAGTACGCGACGAGCGTCTCCGGCTTATCAGGCGCAACGGCCATCGCCCTCAAGTCAATCAAGCTCTCAATCGACGCGAATATCGAAGACCAGGAAGTCTTGGGAAGCGTCGGTCCAGCCGACTTCTTGAATAAGGAATTCAAGGTTGAAGGACAGTTCGAGGCGATCTACCAGAACCTCACTGACTTCAAGAATGTGGCGCTCGCCACTCCGAACGTTCTTCAGGCGATCGGCGTCACGCTCACCAACACCGATGTCACGATTGGCAGCGCGTCAAACCCGACGCTCGCGATCACGCTTGACCAGGTGGCCTTCACCGAATACGGCCGCCCAATCAAGGTAAAAGACCTCGTGTACCAGACAGTAAAATTCCGCGCAACGTATTCGCTTGCAAACAGCGAAATGATTAAAGTCGTTTTGACCAACACCGTCAGCGGAACGTATGCGTAGCACATAAACCTAAACCCTCACCACAATGTCAGAAATCAAAATCAAGTCAGTCACCCTGCCGTCCGGCGGCAATGCAGAACTCAAGGAATCAATCACCGCAGGAGAATTCCTTGACATCAACGATTCCCCGAACGGGCAGGAGTTGCCAAAGAAGCAGCTCGCTAAGAAAGTCCTCGACATCGCCGTCGTTTCAATCAACGGTGTGAAAGAGGACATCCCCAATCTCCTTCGGGCGCTCTCATTGCCCGATTACGTCTTTTTGAGTAAGGAGATCGCGAAGCTTATCGAAGGGGATTTTACGTCGGCGAAGACGAGTCAGTAGATCACCTCTGGCACTCGTTCTTCGCCCGCGGCCGCGCCTTCCTTCCGGCTCAGATGAAAGCGGCCATTCTCGCGCGAGAAATGGGTTGGACCTGGCAGGAGTATTGCGATCAGCCGCAATGGTTTGTCACGATGCTCCTCTCGATGCTCCAAAACGAGGCCGAAGAGACGAAGCACGAAAGCAAGCCGTAGCCTTGCCAGAATCCCGCTTCAGACACATAGTTAAATCGGTCGAAAGGTCGAAACCAATCTTTAACTATCAATGGAAACATTTTTCATTCTGCTCGTTTTTGCAGGCATTCCGATTGCCGTTTTCGCGTTCATCATCATCGGCGCAGTTCATCGCGCCAAGCAACGCGAGGCACTCTCGCAAGCAGCGCAAAAATACCTCAAGTCCTAATCACCCATGGAATCCGAACTCGAAATCCTCATATCTGCCGTTGATGAAGCATCAGCTACGATGGCCGAAGTCGGCGAGGCCGCGAGCGCGTTAGGAGAGGACGTTACTGAGGCAACGTCAGCAGCGAGTGCCAGTTTCGAAGAGTTCGGGTTACAGGTCAATGAGACCACGGGAGAGATAGAAAACGCACTGCTTACCCAAGAGCAGTCTTTTGCGCTCGCGGCGGAAATCGCCCAACAAAGCTCCGACGAGATCATCGAACTCATGGCATCCGAGGGCATCTCCGCGCAGGAGGCGTCCGCCACGATCGCGGAAGCGAACGCGACTATCGCAGCATCCGGTGAAGAAGCCGCTACAACTTCCGCAGGCGCATATGCCGGCGTCGCAGCGATTGCCGGTATCGCATTCCTCGCTCTCAAGAACGCCATAGGCGACGCTGTTTCCTCCGCAGCGGATTGGGATGAAACCTCCGCGCAGATCGTACAAATACTCAAAGACACCGGTTCAGCCATCCCGCTCTCCCAGATCCAAGCGTACGCGCAGCAAGTGCAGGCCACGACCCTCTTTTCACAACAGGATGTGCTCTCGTCCGAGGCCCTCATTTTGAGTCACTCGCAACTTCAAGGCTCCTACCAAAACGTGACATTGATGGCCGCTGACCTGGCGACCAAGATGGGCAGCGATCTTCCAAATGCGACCCGGATGCTCACGAACGCCCTTACCGACCCCGTCGCCGGATTGAATCAGCTCATCCGCCAGGGCAATATAGACTTCCCGGCGGCGACGGTGACCATGATCCAGAACATGGCGAAGGTTGGCGACAATGCCGGAGCCGACGCCCTTATTTTGAAAACATTGCAGGATTCCATCGGCGGCGTAGCTACCGCAGCAGCGGGCGCTCCCGGCGCGGCGCTTACTCAGTTGAGCAACCAGATGACAGCCCTTGGGACCGTGATCGGCAACGACCTCTTGCCGCTGCTCGACACAATGGCAAAAGACCTCGAACCGATTATCCAGGACGTAGCCGCGTGGGCAGCGGCTCATCCGAAACTCACCGACGCGATTGTCTTAGGTTCCTTAGCAATCGCCGGATTATTGCTTCTCGTCGGACTCGTCGGCGTTGCCCTTATCACCGTGACGCCCGTCGTCGCGGCCGTCGGTGTGGTTATCGCTGCACTTGTTTCGCCGATCGGCCTTGTCGTGCTTGGCATTATTGCCCTGGCCGCGGCAGTTTATTTCAACTGGAATCTCATCAAGACCGACACGGAGACAATTTGGAACTACATCAGCAACTTCATCAGTAACATTTGGGCCACCATTCAGAACACCGTGAAGACCGGCGTGGACTATGTCATCTCCGCAATCAATGCCTTTATTAACGCGCTCGATGCGATCCACATCACCATTCCCGCTATTCAGATACCCGGAACGAAGATCGGGACCCCCGCCGTCAACCTCGGCTTCAACATTCCCGATATTCCCATGCTTGCCGAGGGAGGCTTCGTTACGCAGCCGACGCTCGCCCTCATCGGGGAATCCGGCCCCGAAGCGGTCATTCCTCTTTCGAGCGGCGCGGGCGGATATGGCGGTCAACAGATCGTGATTAATATTCAAGGCGGGAATTATCTCGATAGCCAGGGCGCGAACATGATTGCCCAGCAACTTGCGAAGCAAGTGCTCAGGGGGTTAAAGGTCACGAATTACGCGCTTTAATGTCCAATCCCATACGAATCCTCGATAACGGCAGCGACATATCGTCGAGCGTTGACTGGAAAACTATCGACTTCGTTTCGCAACTGACCAAGGACGTTGGCACCGGCAAATTCAACGTCCGGCAGAACGGAGCTAACCTGAGTGGTGTCACGGTTCCCGTCGTGGGCGACACAATTGAGCTTTACGATTCGACCGGCCTCATCTGGGCGGGTACCGTCACGGAAACCGAAGCGACGGTCGAAGGCCTGATGCTCACGTGGCAGATCACGTGCACGGATTGGGGATATTTATTTAACGGCATTCTGATAAGGAACAATTACTCCCAACTCGATCCGCATGACATCGTTCTCGATATCGTCGCACTCGCGGACCCCGGCGGCGCGAAGGGCTTCACGACCAACCACGTCCAGTATGCAAATTTCCTCATCCCTTCAATCAAGTTCAACTACCAGCAGCCATCCAAGGCGCTCCAGTCGCTTGCAAACCTGATCGGATGGGATTGGTACATCGACCCCAACAAGGATATCCATTTCTTTTTGGGTGATGTTGACGATGGCGCCGGCGAGGGCGGCATGGCCCCCATATCGGTGGATAGTACCTCTGGCGAAATTGAATGGAGTTCGCTTGATGTTGATCTGAATCTCACCAACATGCAGAACTCGGTATTCGTGATCGGCGGCACGTATCCGAAGACGTTCACTGCGGCCAACACTGCCGACAGCTTCCTCACCGACGGAGTCACGCAGTTCTTCAGCGTCTCGTACCCCTACTATTCGCCCACGGCCTCGGACTTCGAGGCCGTTCCTATTTCCGTTACCCTCGCCGGCGTAGCCCAAACCGTTGGCATCGCGAACCAAGACGATCCCGCCGATTTCCAGGTCATGTACAACGACCAGCAGCGTTGGATTCAGTTCACCGCCGGCGCACCATCAAGCGGGCAGACCGTGAAGGTTTTTGGCACCGCGAAAGTTCCCATCGTCGCTCACGCTTCCGACGCGACGAGTATCGCCACCTTCGGCGAATACCAGGGCGTGATTACAGATACCAAGATACTAAGCGTTCCCGAGGCTCAAGCCCGCGCGAAGGCCCAGATACTCCAGTTCGGCCACCCGGTATATGACGTGAAGTTCAATACTCTCGTCCCCGGATGCGCCATCGGGCAGGCGATCACCGTAAATCTCCCGGCCTTCGGAATCGATGAGCAGCTCATCATCAAACGTATCGAGGCGGTCGGCTATGCCCCAGGCGCGAACGGTATGCTCGAATACCAAATCGAGTGCATCGGCTCCGATGTCGTAACCTTCACCGACCTTATGCAGACCGTGCTGCAGCAAGAAGCGTCGCAGACAACGGTGGACGATTCGACCGTGACCGAAAGCCTGACCGACGCCGCCGAAAGCCTCGAACTCACCGATACCATCACTGTGACTTCCGCAACTCGTCCCTACAAGTACGGCCCGACTTCTGCACAGCCGCGCTATGGATTTTCTAGCTATTCGTAACACTGATGTATCTCATGAAAGGCCAACCGGCCGTTATGCACATAGTAAGCATCGGCGGTTCGTCTTATAGTTATTGAAACCCCACCCGCCCGACCCCATGCACGAAGGACTGAAAATCACAGGCAAGGTCATCATCCGCTCATACCCGGCTGGGACTTTGCATTGTTACCAAACCCTCATGGAACTGGGGAAGCCGGAATTGGCGCGCGAACTCCTTGCAGACGGGAAAATCGAGGTTGAAGACCACAACCTGATCGTTGATACCTCGAACTACGGCATCGACATTTTGGTTCAATACCTCATCAGTGGCTTCACGGGAACCAACCCATTTCCTCTCGGCATCGAGTGGGGCGAGATCGGGACGGGAACGACAACGCCAGCGAATACTGATACGGCACTCACGACGCCGACCAACCGCGCGCCAGTGAGCTATGCCTTTGATGATTCATTCACGACGGCTGCTGTCCAATTCTTTTTCCCCGACGCCGTTCTTGCAAACGCAACCTACTACGAATGCGGGACATTTTTTGCCGGCACTTCGACCATCGGAAGCGGAAACATGTTCAACCACGCTCTCTTCGGTACCCCGTACGTAAAGACGAGCGGCGTAGACACCACGTTGGAGGTGGACATAACCATTGCTAATTCGTAACCATGAAATCCCGCCCGATCGGACCCGGCCAGAATATCCTCGCATCACAGAACAACGACCGCCGTGATGATGCGCGCGGCGGCGGTTTCCTCTTGCCGCATCAGCAACTCGGCGTCCTTGCCCTCGGCACCGAGCCAACGAACGGTCAAGTCGTTCCCATTGTCATCAACGGAACGACGATCGCGGCCACGGCCGTCACGACAATCGGCTCAACTGCGAACAATGTTCTCATCGGCGGTTCAGCGCTCGCCTTTGTGACGAACTTAGTCAATTTCCTTCGCCGCCCCGATCTCACGACTTCAACGCAAGTTGCCGCATCATCGGCGAATCAATCGCTCTTGCAATATGTCGGCTGGGCATGGCCGGGCAGTTCAACGAACATCGTGCCGTTTTCGCTGAATAAGAACGTGAATGGCCTCGCCGATATCGAGACGAGTTTCAATATCACCGGCATGACGGTGACCTCGGGCACCTGGACGGCGCAGACGATGGAGCTCTACATCGAGGACGGGACGTATTACATCGGCACGACGCGCGTGCTCTTCACCGGCGGTTCAACCCCGACATTCACTGCGCCAGCCTCGCATCCACGCATCGACATCGTGACCGCCGATTCGAGCGGGACGATCGCGGTCACAACCGGCACCGAAAGCGTGACCCCTTCAGCACCCACCTATCCAACGAATAAAGTCGTTATCTGCGAGGTGTACCACGTCGTAGGTGAGACCGGGATTTTCGATTTAGAAAATCAGCAATCAGGGCAGGGGTACATCTACAACGATGTTCGCGTGATCGTAGCGCCGCCCTACATCTCGTCGGCGTCACAAGTCGCAAGCGGCCTCTTCATACTCGATCCGGGAAGTGAGGTGCAGGGAAATGTTCTTTATTACAATGGCTCGAATTGGGTCTTGCTCGCACCAGGCACGTCAGGATTTTATTTGCAAACGCAAGGAGCGAGCGCAAACCCGCAGTGGGCTGCATTCAACGTACCCGAGGCGAGCGGTACGGACACAGGGCCGACGCTTACGACTGCAACCCCGACCGTCACTCACACCATCACGCACGGCCTTGGGAAACGACCGCAATTTATCACGGCAACCGTTAGCGGCATGAACGCCCCCATTCCATCGGGTTCCGGTTCCGTGACGGAAGCCGGTTACGGTTGGATCTTCCTCGATACGAACGGCAACCCGCAAGGCGGCATTTCCATGAAGATCAACAGCGCGTCAGGCGTCGTCAATGCCATCACGATAAGTTCCAATTCGGTCAGCGCCTCAGGAAGTTCCTCGGGAGGCACCGGAACCTCAAGTATGACAGTCCAAAATGTCACCAACACCACATTCGATATCGTTTACTCAGCAAGCGTGAGCGCTGGAAGCTTCAGCTTTGCCATCGGAAGTATGAACTGGATGGTATTCGGCTAATCCAATAAGAATCCATGCCCACCGACGACGAAACAAAACTTCCAACCCAGCCCGGCGCACCGACCTCAGAGCACGGCCAGATCATGTTTGCGCTCGGCAAAATGTTAGGCCGCTTAGACGCAATTGACCAGAAGCAAGCTTATGCAAACGGCCGCACGGCGAAGCTTGAGGAACGGTTAAACAATGCCGAAGACTGGATTTCCGAAACAAAAGGGAAGGACATCGGCATTTCAAAGCTGACTCTCGTTATAGCAAATGTCATCACCCTGATCGTGGCCGTTGCCGCGCTCATTCTCAAGTTCACGAAGTAGTCACTAAATCCCCTATCCCCTACCGTGCGGGTCCCGTTTTCCCTTGTTTTCGCGGCGGGGGAGTGGGTAGCAGGGGAGGGGAGTGCTTGAATTGCGTCTCGAAAGCGCTTAATTTGTTACTCCATGACGAACGGCAAGGGCCAGCACAAGCCTCCACCGGCCGTGAGGGAAGACTTCGGAAGATCTACCTTGTTCGTCACAATCGCGAGTGTCATTGTTGCTGTCGTCGCCACGGGCGCGGCGTTCTGGAGTAGTTGGGAGGCGCACAAAACGCGAGTGAATGACGAACGACCGTTACTGGTTGCCTCACCTCCGGACGACCCGCCGCCCCCGGCCCCTTTTATTAAAATTAGAATCAAAAACTTTGGTAAATCTTCCGCCAAAAATATTCGCGTAAGCTGCAAGAGCGCCATCGACGCGCCCGATTCGCCCGCGATCTGGGACCCCAAAGAAGCCGACTCACCGACTGACACGTTTCCCTATCTTCAGCCAGAAATCTGGGTTCTTGTCGATTGTCCATCCTCGTCAGCCCAAGCAACCCTCAACAAAGCTACGGCAGTCGAGTTGGGCACCATCAAATACGAGGATCTTGAGGGTGCTCCGTACACGACACCTTTCTGCCTTACTTTCACTGTTCCGTACGCCAAAGTTGATATCCACCAATGCAGTACAACGCGGAACCTGCCCGAACTCAAATAACCACACGTTGTCCCCACTTGCAGATTCCCGCTAATGATTCACAATTAAAACATCCCTCAAATGGAGTTTGCCCACCACGACAAAATTGCCCCGAAGCTCGGCGTCATCCCGTACCAACGAACCGGGCAAGAACTTCGCGTCGGGCAGTCCGCCGCTCCCGTCCCCACGCAGCCGCCCTACGACGATCCTGCATTCTTCAGCACGCCGATTCTCATGCAGGGCTTGTCCCCGGAGTGCGGTGGTTATTCCGCAGCTTTCGCCATCGCTTATTTACTCAGCCTTCAAACAAAACTTTCCGGCAGCTTCACTTATGCGTTTGAGAAAACTGTGGACGGCGTTCCAGACGCCGCCGGTACGACGATTGCAGCGATAGGCCAGGCCGCACAGAGCGCCGGTTCATGCCTCG